ATGCGTATGGATAAATTAACCAATGTAACTTATGGAACCGCAGGCTTAACGGCCTTTTTTGCCAGCCTCTCGTTATATGAATGGGGATTCGTTATCGGGATGGCGTTCAGCATGCTTCTCGGTTTAGCTACTTATTTTATGACTCGTCGAGAACAACGAAAGCGCACTCAATTATTTGAAGAGCTTGTTCGTCATGTTGACCCACAAAACCCGACCGAAACGTTAAAAAGACTTGCTGAATTAATGGTAAAAGCGCCAAAGGATATTTAATGTATCTCAAACAGAAAATAGCTGCGCTAACAACAGCAGGGGCCACAGCAATCGCGTTAGTAGTAATAGCCCATTTTGAGGGTGTGCGTTATGAACCTTATCGTGATGTGGCGGGTGTTCTAACAGTTTGTTATGGGCACACAGGCAAAGACATTATTCAAGGTAAGACATACACACAACAAGAATGTGATGCGTTATTACAAAGCGATTTTATTAAGATACAACAGCAAGTCGATGCATTAATCAAAGTCCCACTCGATGATTACACTAAAGCCGCTTTATATTCCTTTGCTTTTAATGTAGGTACAACCGCATTTGCTCGCTCAACATTACTCAAGAAACTAAACGCGGGTGATAGAGCGGGTGCCTGTGAAGAAATAAAACGTTGGGTATATGCAGGTGGAAAGGTTTGGCGAGGGCTTGTCAGTCGTCGAGAAGCGGAGTCAGCACTATGTCATGGAAACCTTTAATCATCATTATCGGCTTTATCCTCGCATTACTCATTACAGTCGCTGGTGGCATTTATCTCTTGATTGATAACTCATGTACTAAAGATCAAGTTAGTTTAGAAAAACGCTGTCAGATTGCACTCTCACATCATCGGTACTAATCATGAAATACGGGAAACTCTATGCTGTCATTGCGATGGTAGGCATTATTGTGGGTGGCTATTGGGTGATTAGCTGGCAAGCTAACAGGATTAATTTACTGATAGATACCAACAAAAAACTGACAGTGGCTCTCGAAGAACAGAAGTCTATTAATACTGATTATCAAGCACGCATAATGCGATTAAATCAGTTGGATATTCAATATATACAGGAGTTAGCGAATGCCAAGAATGAAATTAGTCGCTTGCGTGATATTAGTGAGCATCATCCTGAGCGGGTGTATATCAAAGCCGAGTGCCCAAAAAACAAAACCACTCCCGCCACCAGCTTGGCTTATGCAACCACCGCCAGACCTACTGACACCGCTATCAGAAATTATTGGTTACTCAGAGAGCGAATTGCCGAGTCAGAGCAAATGATTAAAGGGTTGCAGGATTACATCAGGCAGGAGTGTGTAGGTGATTAGAGTTTTTTATATCCATAACCCTTTAATTTATATATTAAATCTATCACATAAGAGAGTAGATATCGAAAGTATAAGTGGACTCAATAAATTCTGATTTCACGGTTATTGAGTGGCTGTTTTTATTGTATTTTAACGGGAATTTATCTAAATCCTCTAAAAGGCATGTGTAATAAGCAATATCGTCTGAATTTCTTTGCAAGAATTTTACGTCGCTAACGGGCGGTTTTTTATGCATTTTTCTTTGTTGAATAATGTGAATAAAATGACTTGTTTGACTGGATAAATTACGAGTTAAGTCAGAAATAATACTATTTTGAACCGCCGGTATGGTTAGATCCTTCGGATAATGATGTTTAAATTCAATAGTAGCAATCAAACTAGATTCATCCTTATTCATCACCGGATAAAGAGATAAGTCCACTGCACCATTCCTGCTTTTGGGATGTTCTGTCATTGCTAAGTAATCAGAGTTCTCATTGATAACAATGCTTATTTCATCCCTAATCTGATTCTCATGTTTTCGATTATAAAAATATAAATTAAGTTCGTGTAGTTTTTGCTTAACTCGTGGATTTTTGATTGCGTCAATTAAAGTTGAAGTAACGGGATCTATTTGGGATGTTTTCATTAGTAAAGATATTTTTTATTTTTGTTTGGATTGTACGTAGATCTTATCATGATAATTAATATATAGAGAAATTATGGCTAAAAAACAGCTTGGAAGGTAATTAGCTCGGTTTACCGAGCTAATTTATTATCTCTTTAGGAAATGGCTATACAGCTGGTGGTATCTAGAGGTGCTATGCTAAAGGGAGCTAAGCGAAATAATTATTTAGAGAACGAATTGTGGAACAAAGAATTTTGAAGTTACAGGATTGAATTAAGCAAGAATGTATATTCACTAAATAAATATAATTTTTTTAATCAATTATTGGGATAAATAATGTTCTTTTGTTTACTAAATTTGTTAAAGGGTAATTAAATGGAAACAATAAATAAACTAGAACGTAGAATCAAACAGTTGGAGTATGAAATATCTGTTATTAAAACATTATTATTTGTGAGTAATGAAAATATTTATTGGTGTAAAGAATCCCTGTCTTTAGCTTTTGATGCTGGATTAAGACCCTCTCCATATGGTCAGAGCCTGGAGTTACTCAGGCTCATCGAATTAATGAATAAGCTAGGGTTATTTACTAAGTAAACGGGCAAGTTGTTCAGCTATTTGTTCAATAGTATGAGTCGATGAATTAAGAGCTAACTTATCTGCTAAGGTGGGGCTATATTTTATAACATCTGATTTAGAAACCTCATGCCAAATAGGTAAAATTACGGGAGTATCACCACTCATTTCCTTACTAATTAGCCCTTGTAATTCATAATCTGTCCATGGTTTTTCGGATAAAAAGGCTTTGGATAAAACGACAATACCATATCGAGAATTAGCTAAACCTTTATCAATACTACGACTTAAACTACTTCCCCAAGTTAGTGAAAACTCATCATACCAAACGTTGATACCTTGCTTTGATAATAAATCAGCAAGCGGTTTTACAAAGTTTTCCTTGTCTTCACTTGCATGAGAAATGAAAACATCATGTTCAGGTATATCGAGAGGATAGTTTTTATCCTGTTTTTGTATTATTTGGGGTGTGTTTTCTATGGCTCTTTTTTGTGCTTTGAGTTCTTCTGTTAATTTTTTTTTGAAACTCAAGTTGTTCTTTTTCTATTTTTTTTTCGTTCAGTTTCTTGTTTTTTTCTATTTTGTTCTTCAGCTTTACTAAGTTGTTGTTGATATTTATAAAGCTCAGTATTCTTAGATGCAATTTTTGATGTGTAATCTGCTTTTTTCTTGTTTATATTGACAATGTCTTTTTGGTGTCTTTCTATTTGAGTTTGTTTTGAGTTGAGGGTTGCTAAGGACGTATTTTTGTTAATGCTACGGTTAATCTGATTAATTGCAGATATTGCTTTATTTTCTTTGGCCTGTTCATCAGCAAATTTTTTCTGTAATGAAGCAATATCTTTTTGAGTTCGTGTGATAGAGCTCATGATCGAACTGATTGACATATTAAATTCCTTTATGTTTTTTAAAAGAATAAGCATTTTACTTAAGGAGCAGTAAATAAACCACATGAAATAATGGAACTTGAAGTAAAGTAATTAAATGAGTGACATCGATATAGTTACAGATAGCCATCAGTTAATCGCTGGTGGCTTTTTTATTGGGGAAAATTAGTGATGGAATAATAAACCATGAAAAAACGCAATGTCTATGGTGGTCGCTGGGCAAAGGTGCGATTAGCGTTTCTCAATGAACATCCACTCTGTGTTATGTGCCAAGAGCAAGGACGCATTACTGCGGCCACAGTGGTTGACCACATTATTCCGCATCGCCTAAAAGAGGCGCTTGAATCAGGTGATAAAGAACGTATCGCAAAAGCCCAAGCCTTATTCTGGGACGCAAAGAACTTTCAAAGCTTATGCGAACTGCATCATAACTCAACCAAACAACGTATCGAAAAGAGTGGCAAAGTCATTGGCTGTAATGCGGATGGCATTCCACTCGATCCTAATTCTCATTGGCATCAATAACACCATGAAATACAGGGTGGGGGTGGGGTAAAAGTTCAGACACTTTTGCCCTGATTACCTAGCGCCCTCATTTGTGTGCACAACCGCGAAATGAAAAGTTTTTTTCTGGGAGGTTCCGATGGCAGGAAGACGCCCGAAACCGACCCACTTGAAGGTGGTCACCGGTAATCCGGGAAAACGAAAACTCAACGATAAAGAACCCCAACCTAAACGTGAAATACCAAGCCCACCCGAACATTTAACGGATTGGGGGAAAATGGCGTGGGCAAAATTA